ATCTAATGGCTACTCAAGTACAATGGCGTGGTGGTTCAACTTCTGAACACTCCACATTTACTGGTGCTGCACGTGAAGTCACGGTAGACACCCAAAAGAAAACTCTTGTTGTTCATGATGGCAGCACTGCTGGTGGTGAACCACTTCTAAGGGAAGATGGTTCTAACTCTGCGTTTAACCTTGGTACTGCTGCAACACCTGCACTTAAGTTTGCTGGAGACACAAATACCGGCATCTACTCCCCCGGCGCAGACCAAGTAGCCATCTCGACTAATGGCACTGGAAAGCTGTTTATCAATGCAACTGGTGAAATACTGCTTGGTGACGCTACTGACACCAATACTTACATTCACCATCCAGCGGCTGATACCATTGGGATTATTACTGGCGGCGCTGGAGCTTATTTCAAGAGCGGATCACTAGGTCTGGGGACTAGTAATCCTGGCACTTTGCTTACGTTAAGCGAGGATCAAGGCACCACCATCACACTCAGGAGAAATAACTCTGTTGCAGTACTGGATGACCTAATTGGCAAGATTGACTTTTTCAGTAACGACGGATCATCACCCGGTGCTCGCGTTACAGCAACAGTCGGTGCATATGCTCAGTCTACAGCAGGTGGAACCTATCTTGCTTTCAGCACAGCAACAAACGGTGGTAGCAATGAAGAGCGTTTGCGTATAAACCAGGCAGGCAACGTAGGGATTGGCGTTACTAATCCTGGCAGTTATGCAACAGGATTCAATGATTTAGTTGTTGGCAATCACACAGGAAATCACGGAATCACTATTGCATCTCAAAGCACTGCAACCGGACGCATTGAATTTGCCGATGGAACAGGGGCGTCAGAGGTCGATGCAGGAGAAATTCTTTACAATCACTCAAATAATAGTCTTTCAATAAGCACTAATCGATCAACTGCGCTAACCATTGATAGCAGTCAGAGACTTTTAGTTGGCACGACTACTGCGCCTACAGGAATAGACACGACCCTTGTTCTATCAGGAAACAGCGGTGGAACGACGGCTAATCCAACCATACTGTTCGCCAGAAATAACTTTACAAACCCAGGTCTTAATGCAGATCTTGGGCGAATTGGCTTTGGCAACGCCAACTATGCAGGTGCTCAGATAACAGGCCACGGCGATGGGACTTGGACATCTGGCACTAGCCATCCAACTCGCCTAGTGTTCTCCACTACCGCCGACGGAGCGAGCAGCCCGACGGAGCGGATGACGATTAAGTCAGACGGCGATATTCTTTTTGAAAAAACAAGCAATAGCAGCACAACTCGCGGATTTGAATACAGAGCAGGACTCGAAAACCAGGTCTTCATTACAAATAGTAACGCTATTACTACAAGCGCTCTGATTCGACTTAATCGCCAGGGTTCAGATGGAGATTTGATTTCATTCAGGCAAGCAGACGTAGAAGAAGGTGTGATTTCGGTTAGCGGTACAACTGTTACCTACGGCGGCGGCCACCTTGCTCGCTGGTCTCAACTGCCTAACGATGAAGACCCATCTAACATCCTCAAAGGTACCGTCATGTCAAACCTTGACGAAATGTGCGAGTGGGGAGAGGAAGACAACGAACAACTTAACAAGACCAAAGTAAGCGACGTTGAAGGTGATCCAAACGTGGCGGGCGTATTTGTATCTACGTCGTTCTCTGAAGACGGTCCACTTGATTTCTTTGTCGGCATGACCGGCGACATGATCATCCGCATTGCCAATGGCGTCACAGTTCAGCGTGGCGATCTACTGATGTCTGCTGGTGATGGTACCGCCAAGCCTCAAGAGGATGACATTATCCGCAGCAAAACCATCGCCAAGGTGACTTCAACTCACGTCACCTGCACTTACGACGATGGCAGCTACTGCGTGCCTTGCGTGCTGATGGCTTGCTGAGGTACAGAAGTCCTACTCACTACTCATCTTCCCGAACGGTAACTATCCACCCATAACCCGGACAATATCCGTCTTTCTACCCGAACGGGAACACATTTCTGAGCCTACCAATCCCGGTGGGCTCTTTTTTTTTACACGTACAAACACACCTTTTTAATCATGTCTACTACTTTCACCTGGAACATCGCTCAACTCGAACGTGAAACCGCTGACGGTTATGTCTTCACTGTTCACTATACCGTTAACGCACAAGATGATACCTACAGCGCTGGTGCTTATGGTTCGCTTGGTCTTGAGCGTCCTGAAGGCGACCTGATCCCCTTTGCTGATCTGACTGAAGAGATTGTTGTCGGTTGGGTCAAAGAGAAGTTCGGTGAAGAGAAAGTCACCGAGATTGAAGCTGCTTTGCAAGCTCAACTGGATGAGCAACGTGCTCCTTCTAAAGCTGCTGGTCTTCCTTGGGCTGGCTGATATCAACCTTACCTTTAGGTAAACATCATGCTAACTATTCTTGGCATTAAAGTGTCCTATGAGGCACTTGCATTCTTCGCTCTTTTCATTGGCTCCGAGATTGTCGGTGCTTCTAAGCTCAAAGAGAACAGCATTGTTCAGATTCTCCTTCGTGGTGTTGAAGCTATGAAAGCTCACCGTACTGAGGATGACAAGATCCAACGTATTAAGGATACCTTCAAGTAAACATCATGGTACTGCTCGACGTAAGGCAGTACTACCTACAAACAGACAGTGCTACCAGGCACGGAGATCGGATGTGCTTTAGCTCTACGTGTGCTATGGCAATCAAGTATCTCCGTCCTGATGCATTGTTGGGTAGTAATGCAGATGATGATTACTTGAGAACTGTTCTCAAATACGGTGATACAACACAATCAACCAGTCAAATCAAAGCTTGTCAGCAGTACGGTGTTCTTGCTTCCTTTTACCAGAAAGGAACAAAGCAAACACTCCTTAATGAACTTAAAGCTGGCTATCCAGTAGCTGTTGGTGTCCTACACAAAGGTCACGTATCCAATCCTGTTGGTGGTGGCCACTGGATGCTGTTGATTGGTGACGATGGAGAACACGGTATCTTCCATGATCCATACGGTGAGATGGATAACGTCAACGGTGGCTACGTCACTGTTGGTCGTGGTGGTAAGAGCGTTAAGTACTCCTGGCGTAACTGGCTAAAGCGTTGGGAAGTAGAAGGTCAAGGGACTGGCTGGTTTATGACCTTCCGTCCTACACAACAGACGCGACCTATAACTACCTACGACAACACCTGGGCGGGAGTTAAAGCTGCTGCAAAGGATGCTGGAGCTAAGCATCCAGAAGTTGTTGCTGCTCAATGGGCACTAGAGAGTGGATTTGGGAAACATTTTAGTGGTAAATGGAACGCATTTGGCATCAAAGGTTTTGACGGTCAAGGCACACTTAAACGTACCACTGAGTTTGTTGGTGGCATGGAGATCAAGACTGATGCTTGGTTCAAAGACTTTGACAGCTTGCACTCTTGTGTAAAGGAACTTGTCACTAAGTGGTACAAGGATTACAACGGCTATAAAGGCGTCAATCGTGCTTCATCTGCAGAAGATTGTGCCCGTCTGCTTGTTGTTGAAAAGTATGCCACTGATCCCGCTTATGCGGACAAACTAATACGTATTTTGCGGGAACATGATTGAAGCAGCCGTATCTGCTGCCATTGCCGCAATCACTGCAATGGTAGCCCTTACAACACGTCTTAATAATAAGATCGTGGAAGTCGATTCGCGAATTGACAAAGTAGAACTGCGTGTAGCTGAGCACTACGTGCAGAAACAAGAACTCTCCTCAGCACTTCAAAAGATGGAGGATCACATGATCCGCATCGAGAATAAGCTGGATCAAATTGTTTTGAGAAATGGCTAAGAAAGTAAAGGCCACAGAGGATACCTTTAACGAACTCCATAACCTTGTCACTGCAGAACTCATCAGCCGTATTAAATCTGGTGAGGCATCCACTGCAGATCTAAAGGCAGCTTGTGATTGGCTTGCTAAGAATGACATTACTGGAGTTGCAATGGAAGGTTCCCCTCTAGATCAACTCGTCAACATCCTCCCCAAAGTTGATCCTGAATTAGTACGGAGTCGAATGAATGGCACGCGACTGGAAAAAAGAGTATAGAGACCGTGCTGAATATCTAAAGTCATACCGTCGTGCTCATAAGAAACAAGATGCAGCACGAGCAAGAGCACGTCGATCAATGGGTTCTATTCCTAGTGGTTATGAAGTAGACCACAAAGATAGTAATCCAATGAATAATTCACGTGACAACTTAAAGATTGTTCCCCGCAAGACCAACCGTGCAAAGGGAGCGCGTAAGACAAACGCTAAACGGTAATGACCCCACTACTTCCCTCGCCTGATCACTATCTCCAAAACCTAATAACCATGACAAGCCCTGAAGCTAAGCGTCTGTGGAGACGCGCTATCAAAGAGCACTTCAACTGTCAATGTGTTTACTGTGGAGAAACTTATGACGCTAATGAACTTACTCTCGATCATGTTCGGCCTAAAGCATACGGAGGATCTGACCTTACATCCAATCTTGTGCCCAGTTGTAGATCGTGTAATCAGGCAAAGGGAAGTCAAAACTGGCTCCAATGGATGAGAGCCACCTTCGGTGAAAACCCGAATAAAGAACAGCTTATTCTCTCTTGGATTAACTAATTATGCCTGCTAAGAAGAAACCCACCATGCTGCAGCGCCAACGTGCGCTACGTAAGCAACAACAGCAAACTAAACAACAATCTCAGCGCCAGCTTCCCCCTGGTAACAAGGGTGGTTCTGTTGATAAACCTAAGGCTTCAAAATCTGCACCTCCCCGTTCTAACCAGCCTGTAGAGCGGGTTCGTGTTCGTGACCTTGGTAGCACCAAGCCAAAGCCAATGTCTGGTGGCACACCCCGTGCCCTTCCTCCTGGTAACCAAGGCGGTCAACTTGCCCGTGTTGCCCGTACTGCAGCTACTACGGCCGGTAAGGTTGGTGCCGCTGGAAAAGTCCTTCCTGTTGCAGGATCTCTTCTGACCGCTGCTGGCGAAGTACGCGCAATGGCAGATCGTCAAAAGCGGTGGGATGACTACAAGAAGCGTACCGGCCTCGACAAGAAAACAGAAGCTCAAACGGGTGGTTCTCGTCGTGGGGCTGCTGCAGGTACACGTGCTAAACCCACCTCTGCTCTGCAAGGTCGTGTTGGCAACGCCAATGTCAACGATCTCCGTCGTGGTCAAGAAGAAGCTCGTAAGGCTCAACTAGAGCGTGCTAACCGTGGTCAACGCAGTACCACTCAATCCGGGGGTGGTTCCACTCAATCTCGGGGTGGTGGTGGTGGATCTTCTCGTCCTGCAGCACCACGTCCTCAGTCTGGTCCTGCCTCCAACGCCGGAATGAAGAACCAGGATCCCAAGTACCGTGGCAATCTCTTTGAAAAGACCTTCGGCTACAAAAAGGGTGAAGCTCCTGACCAACAGAAGTCTCGTTTCAAGAGTGTCTCTAATAAATTTGGTCAAGACTCCGGCTACGAGCCTAAGAACAAAGTTGATGGCAGCAAGTATGCCGACAAAAAACCTGACATGAAGAAGGTCAAAGAATACGACCGTCTTCGTCGTAAGTACTACGACTGATCCATAGCACTCGCTGAGAGGGCTCTACAAGCGTCTGTAGGGCCTCTCTTTTCTTATTTAGGTACAATCTACCGTGAACGATATTTTAGAGGCTTTACGGGGCGATTTCAAGCTCTTTCTTCAAGCGTTGTGGCAACAACTAGATCTGCCTTCTCCGACAAGAGCGCAGTATGCCATTGCTGACTACCTCCAACTAGGTCCTAAACGATTACAGATCCAAGCTTTTCGTGGAGTCGGTAAGAGCTGGATTACTGGTGCCTTCGTTCTGTGGACACTGTTTAATAACCCAGAAAAGAAGATCATGATCATCTCCGCTTCCAAAGAGCGTGCAGATAACATGTCAATTTTCCTTCAGAAGCTGATCATTGAAACACCGTGGCTAAGCCATCTAAGACCGAAGTCGGATGATGCCCGGTGGTCTCGTATCAGCTTTGATGTCAACTGCTCCCCTCACCAAGCACCATCCGTTAAGTCAGTGGGTATCACGGGTCAGCTCACAGGTTCTCGTGCTGACCTGATGATTCTTGATGACATCGAAGTACCTGGTAACTCGATGACCGAGATGATGCGAGAGAAGCTCCTTCAGCTTTGTACAGAAGCGGAGTCCATCCTCACACCCAAGAAGGACAGCCGCATTATGTACCTAGGGACACCTCAAACCACCTTCACCATCTACCGCAAGCTAGCAGAACGTAACTATCGTCCATTTGTGTGGCCATCTAGATACCCAAGAAAGGATAAACTTTCTCAGTATGAAGGGCTCCTTGCACCACAGATCGTAGAAGACATCGAGATGGGTGCTGAAGAGTGGACACCCACTGATCCTGATCGTTTCCAATCGGATGACCTGTTGGAACGTGAAGCAGCTATGGGTCGTAGCAACTTCATGTTGCAGTTCATGCTGGATACCACCCTCAGTGACGCTGAGAAGTTTCCACTTAAGTTTAGTGATCTGATTATTACCTCAGTCAACCCTAAACAAGCACCCGATGCTGTGGTGTGGTGTTCTGATCCAAGGAATGTTCTCAAAGATCTCCCCACCGTTGGATTGCCTGGTGATTACTTCTATTCGCCCATGCAACTACAAGGTGAATGGTCTGACTACACCGAAACAATCTGCTCCGTAGACCCGTCTGGTCGTGGTAGTGACGAAACCGCTGCAACCTATATCTCTCAAAAGAATGGCTTTCTCTACGTTCACGAAGTACGAGCGTATCGCGACGGTTATAGCGACAATACACTTCTTGACATCCTTCGTGGGTGTAAGCGGTACAATG